GTAGTAATCAAAAATACATATGTAAAATAAAAACTATTTTTAACGCTAATTATTTGCATTAATACTAATATACTATAATAATATTATTTGTGTTAAATAATATTATTTGTAAATTTTGACTTATTTTGTCTATTAAAAAATTATATAAAAAATTGTAGCAACTATTTTAATTGGAGTATGCTAGACCACCCATGCCCGACATAATACGAAGAACGTTGTAGTTAACCGCATATACGCGAACTTTGGCGGTATTTACACCCTGAACGGTGGCGTTCGACAATACTAATTGGAGAGTAGCATTATCAATACGCGAGAAATTGCAGGTGCCAGATGGCTGATGCTCTTCGGGTCTTAGAGCAAACGAATATACGTTAATACCAGTGTCTGGCGCACGGGTGTGGTGCTGGAATGGCTGGACAAGGTCAAAATATGTGCCTTCACGCTCCGAAAAGCGGTCTTGGCCGTTAAGCTGTAATTTGGCAACTACAACTGGATTTTCACCCCAACAATGCATGTCTAACGCAGTTTCAGCTAAAACAAAGGTGCCCGCATCAGATACACCCGAGTCGTCATTGTTATTTGGTCCCGTAGGGGCGTTTGCATTACTTCCCGATAGCGCACCTACTACCGCACCTCCCGAAATAGGACCAATTACTGTTGCTACACCATTCTGATTTGTGAAAGTGGTTGCTACACCTGGTTGACCGGTGGCTGGTAGTAACTGATTTGCCCACATGTCTTCAAATGCGCCACTTGGATTAATAAATCCATTTGTACCACTAATTGTTGTTCTTGAACCAAACGCATGAACAGCATTTGGTAGAGCATCTAATGCATCGGTGTAATTGAATGGTTGAGCTCCCAATAGAGTATTTAGAGCGGAACCAGCAACTAATGACGCACAATAGTCAACATTGGCATCTGGCTGAACGACCCAGATTAATTCTTTGCATGGATGATTCAAATTCAATTTAATTTTATTAGATGATGAACCGACCGACTCATCACCGGTGAATTGAAGTTGTTCAATTAAATATTCATGTGGGTTTTGCGCCATGCGTCTGCGCTCATCAGTATCTAAGAAAATGTAATCAACAAATAGCGAAGCAGCAGCTAACGATTGTTTATACGCGTTGTTAACTTTAGCGCCTTGTCCGTCTAAACTAGATACTGCCCATAAGCATTCTTCAATATTGCGAATATCTAAATTGATTTTAACTTCGTGATATTGTAGCGCAATTAATGGTAGAGCTAAACCGGGATTACGGCAATACCAGAATTGTAGAGGAATGTATAAAGTGGTTTCTGGTAGCGCTTTGCGTGGAGCGCAAACTTGGCGCACACCATTGGCCGAGCAAGGACCATCAACCTCGGCGAAGTTCGGGTCGCACACATATGTTAGCTGGGTGGTATTACCAATCATTTTGTAGTAACCACGTTCTTGTTCCTTGGATAGGGTGAGCTGATTCCAAATGTGCATCCAGTCACCATATTGACGGTCAATGCGCTGACCACCAATTTCAACTTCAACTTGCGAAATTAGCTGCTCACCTGGGAAATCTAACCATCTAGCATATAACGAGTTTGGATTACTTGTGTCCGATAATGATTGACCAATTTCAGGAAGAGTTAATTGTAAATATGTGCGATAGGCCAAATCACCGTTTCTTGAAATAGTGCAAGTAACGCGGCGACCAAAATCCGCTTGACCATTAAATGTTTGTTCAATAGATTCCATCGCGAAGTTGGTGTGACGTCTGTATGTCACTTTCCAGAAAGTAATTTGGGGATTTCCTGTCAAATAAACATCTTGTGCGCCATAGGCGACTAATTGCATTAAACCACCAGCCATTTTTTTATAATATTCCTAAAGAAAATAATTTTTTACAATTAATTTAATTAATTATTTATTTATTTAATTGAATTAATTAAATAAATAAATTAAATTAATAATTTTCAATATTTTATTATAAAAGTTTTTATAATAACTTTTATAATAACTTTTATAATAATATTATAATAACTTTTATAATAATATTATAATAAACATTATAATATACTAATTATATAAGTAGCCATGAAAAAAGCAACTATTATTAAAACAACATTAGATAGTAAGCATAATGAAATTAGTAATTTATTTAAACAAAATGAGGAAGTAATTATTCCTAAATATTTAAAAAGTATAGAAAAATTAGAATCATTATTGCAAAATTCTAACAATAGCATAAAAAAACAAACTATTGTTGAAAATATTAAAAAATATAAAAATTTAATTCATTCTCTTGAGAAAAAAAAAAATGAGTATTATTTAAATAATTCAAAATACATATTTGACTATTTTGAAAATAAAAAAAATATTTCTACTAGTGATATAACATCAAATAATCAGAATAAAAATGATATGATACACAAATTTTTTGCTACATCTAATAATGAGGATAACAATAACAATAACAATAACAATAACAATAACAATAACAATAACAATAATAGTACAAAAAATTCAATTGACAAATATTTTAACAATATTGATTATTTATATTTAAATTATGATAATTTTATTTACCCTTCTGATATTTGCAGTGTTTGCAATAGAGGAGAAATGGTTTATGTGGAGTCTGACGGCATATCGGTTTGTAATAATTGCTCTAATATTATTAAAAATTTAATTGAAATCGATAAACCATCATATAAAGAACCACCCAAAGAAGTTTCTTTTTATGCTTATAAAAGAATTAATCATTTAAAGGAAATATTGGCACAATTTCAGGCAAAAGAAAGCACAAATATTCCAGATGAAGTATTTGAAAATATTAAATATAAAATTAAAAAAGAACGTATTAGCATTAATGAGCTAACAAATAATAAAACTAAAGAAATTCTGAAGAATTTAGGCTATAATAAATATTACGAACATATACCATTTATTAAAGATAAATTAGGTATTAAACCACCAATAATGAGTTCTGAGTTAGAAGAAACATTGTGTAATCTATTTATTGAATTACAAAAACCTTATTCTAAATATTGTCCCAAAGAGCGCGTTAATTTTTTGAATTATTATTATACACTTTATAAATTATGTGAATTATTAAATGAAACGCATTTTTTGCCTTATTTTCCTATGTTAAAAGACAGAGAAAAACGCGTAGAACAAGACCAAATATGGAAAAAAATTTGTTTAGATTTGGGTTGGAACTTTATTCCAACACCATAATTTTATAATATAATTTTATAATATAAATTTGTAATTATGATAGTTATTACTCAAATTCACTTGTACTTAATAGATTGGAAAAAATATTTATTATATCTAAATAGTAATCTAATGATGCGGTTATAAAATCTCCACCATAATCGCGTTGTAATATACTATTTGTGTCATAAATAATGTAAACAGAAAATAACATTAAAGAACAAATTACTATTATTTTATAAAGAAAAGAGGATTGAATAATAAAATATTGGATAATGCTTATAATGAGTAAAAATAAGAGCGCAAATAACAAACCTAGTTCAAACATAGCACCTAATTGAATATTGTTTGCTATTAGTGCTACTCCAAAAGCAAACATTGAAACAAAAATGCTAATTGTTCCTATATACGCTGTTTTTATTGTATTCGGATCATAGCGAGATTTTCTATATCCTAAAATTACTCCAAACGTGGCTGAAAAGAGAGAAAAGAAGATAAATTTTAACCACGGTGGCATACTAATAAGCGCTAAAATTAGAATTATAATAAAGGCAGCAATATATGCCGCAATAAGTTTGGGGTTAAATGTTTTGGTATCTTCCCCTTTTTCTATATCAACATTTTCGCTTACATAATAAGTAATATAAAGTTGAATTACTAAAGTTATTAAAATTAGAGCAAAAAAACTCTTTTTTTCATATATTAACTTAAATAATTGCGTTAAATCTGTTTTTGACTTAATGTTTCTATTCTTTTTAAGTACATTTGATTTATTAAAAGCCATATTATACTATACTATAATATACTATAATATTTTCTAATATTATAGTATAAATATGGCTCGTTCAAGAAAATTTAGGAAGAAACAAACTCAACGCAAAAATAAAAAGAGAATGATTGGTGGTGTTAAATTTACAAGTAAAAGAGATAATGGTTACAGAAATCAAGATAAACGTAGTTCTTTGAATTCCCGTATTACAAAAAAAAAAAAACGTTCAACAGTTACAGTTATGCCCGGAACACCCTCGGTAGGTAGCGCTGCACCTCTCGTCAGCGCCGCACCTCTCGTTAGCGCCACCGGTCAGGCCTTTCGTGCTCTACGCACCCAAGCAGAAGTGGCCGAAGAAAGTGCCCGGGACGCCCTCATATTAGCACAACAGGCACGTGCTGCTGCGGCATTGGCAACAGCACGTGCTGCTGCTGCTAATGATGCTGCAAGAGCAGCACGTGCTGTTGCCATTGCTGCGCAAGAGATTGCTACTAGAACCGCGGACCCCACCTTCACTGCTGGTCTTACCTCTAGAAGCCAGTTAACGCACCACCCTTATTACCCCACAAGCGCCACTGCTTTACCCAACCCCCTAACATATGCCGCACAGGGTGCCGCCGCTATATCTGCTGAAGTCAGAGCCCTCGTCCGGCGAAACTAATCCGTTATTCGTTATTGAGGTGATAATTTTACCCCCACCCTGATAGCCTTCCCTATGCCTCAAGCCAGTTGGCTTAGATCATAAAATAATTATATTAATAACTGTATTAATATGTTTTATAATTATAATCTTATATTATAATTATAAATTATATTAATAACTGTATTAATATGTTTTATAATTATAATCTTATATTATAATTATAATATAAGAATAGTGTATAAACTATGCCTTCTCAAACACGTAGTTCATCTCGATTAAGAAGTTCAGCAGCTAAAAAAATTCAAAAAAGATTTAGAAGTAGGAAAATAAAAATACAAAGGCAAAGGTCAAAAGCAAGTCGTAAAATTCAGTCAATAGCTCGTGCAAAAATTCAAGGTAATCAAACTAGGAAACTAATAAATAGAGTAAAAACTACTATGTTAACAGATAATAATTGTCCAGTTTGTTTAGAATCTTTAGACCCTATAGATAAAACGAACCCGGTTGCCACACTATTGCCGTGCGGACATAGATTTCATACTAAATGTATAAAAGATAGCTTGCCCGGTACTCGAGGAGAATGCCCACTTTGCAGGACTGGTGTATCAAATATACCATACCAAGTCCGCAGAGACAGAATACAAGCAAATCGAACATTTGGTAATATTCCACTTTCACAGCAACAACAAGAACCACTACCACCATCACTAATATTAGATCCAACACAGCGAAGACAATATACAATAGAACGTTTACAAGAACTAGAAGCTATAGAACAACGCATAACAGAACAAAGACAACAACTACCCGATCCACCAGAAATTCCAGCACTAACTTTTAATGAAGCATTGAATAATGAAATGAGAGCATCCGAAATTGTAGAGGCTATGCGAAGACACTACAATGAAGCTTCTACTAATTATAATTACTATAACAGGTCTAGCATAAATGATGAATTCTTGGAACAAGATGTTACAAATATGTTTTTTATAACTTCTGAAATGTTAACACACGCAAGAAATAATATGCGTAATGCGGTGCGAATTGCGGAACAGCTTTATAATGGTAGGCTTGCTTAGTAATGTTTTTATAAAATATTATTTTATTATAGATTATTATTTTATTATAGTATATTATAGTGTATTTTTATAATATGGAATTTGTAAAATTCCCTTCTCCACCATCAAGATTGTCATCAAAAAATAAACGTGCTGCTACAAAAATTCAAAAACAGGTTAGAGGTAAACAAACTAGGAAACAACAAGCAAAAAAATTATCCGCAACACGTAGAATTCAATCAAGATTTCGAGGAAAACAAACTAGGAAAGTAATGAAAAGAGTAAAAGAAAAGATATTAACAGGTGAAGATTGTTCGTTATGTTTAGAACCATTAGACCCTACAGATAAAACGACTAAGATTACTACATTATTACCTTGCGGACATAGATTTCATAGTGAGTGTATAAAAAAAGCATTTGCTAATAATCGTCGAATAAGATGTCCTAATTGTATGGGACCTGTAACTAATATAGAACCACAAAGGCTACCGATACAACTAACGCAATATGAAGTAAGACATCTGGAACTAAATACTCGAATAACACAATTAGAACAACAAATAGAACAGTTAAGACAACAAATCAGAGATCCAAATATAAGTACAGATCAAGCGTTAACTAGAGCAATGGAAATTGAACGAGCTACATACACAATATATAATGAATGTGATTCACAACTTCGAGACTATATAAGATTTCAAACATGGATGGGTAATGAAGAATATGAGTATGAGAATAATCCAGAATATCAGTCTTTGGAGAATATATTTGCTGACGCGCATCATATTTCAGTAGAAGCAGGCGAACTGTTAGATGAGACTTATGCCTTAGTACAAAGTCTATAATCTTTATATTATTTTTATAAAATAATATAATATATTATATTATAAAATGCCTCCTACAAGACGTAGGTCATCTTCAATAGTAAGAAGTGCTGCTACAAAAATTCAAAAAAGGGTTAGGGGTAAACAAACAAGAAAAAAAGCAAAAGCTCTCAAAATAGCTAAGCGAAATTTAGAAATAAGTAATGAATGCGCAATATGTCTTGATAAAGTGCTATCAACTGATGCTATTACATCGTTAGAATGCGGACATAGATTTCATAGTGACTGTTTAGTCAACAGTTTACGCTCTGGACACCCTAATTGTCCATTATGTAGAACAGTTATACCCAACAATCCCTATGCACATTTGGCACATCCAAATATTAGTTATGAAGAGGCGTTAATTGCTAGAAATCACGCATTAGAAGAACGACGATTAGCAACACAAGCATATAATAATACCTTGTCAATGACAAGCGACTATGAACGCTCTAATAGGATTCGAAGACTACTCGGTATAAACTCACCAACTTATATTAATTTACTTAGAAATGAAGAAGATGCCGGTGAAGAATTAAGACGGACACGAGAACGCGTTACTAACTCTATGAATGTTATTAGGCATCTAAGTCGTTTAAATGATTAGAAGCTGAGAGAATTAGAACATGAGAGAAATATAAAAATTATATATTTTTATACTATTGTTTTTATACTATTGTTTTATACTATTATTATCTTGCTATAAGTTAATAATAGTGTGTAATGAATAATACACGCAAAAATAAAAAAAATAATAATACTAAAAATTATGATTTAGTAATTATTGGTGGAGGCATTTCTGGTCTTTATACTTTATATAAATTGTCAAAAACGTTTTCACATCTAAAAATTCTATTATTAGAATCAGGAGAGCGTTATGGTGGTCGAATCTATTCTTATAAAGAAACAATAGATGGCGAAGACTATGTAATGGATTTAGGTGCTGGACGATTGGGTCATCATCATAAACTTATAAATGAACTAATAAATGAACTTGGTCTAAAACCTAAAATTGTTGACATACCAAATACTAAAACATATATAGAAGTAACAGAAAATAACAAAGTGTATGAGAAAACGCGTTTTAAAGACTCTATTATGGATAAATTAACCAAATTTTTCTTTAGTCCATTAATTTCCAAATTAGGCAAGTCGGTGCTACAAAAGTTTTATTTAAGTGAATTACTTACAAAATATGTATCGGCTTCATTCTCTCAAAAAGTGGCTTCTGTATTTGAATATTCTTCAGATTTAAATGAAT